CTATGACAGTAAGACTAATATGAGTGCTAGTGAAATGTATCCTAACTACACTGATGAACTTAGCGACGAATACTTCAAGCTGAATAGCGAAGCTATTAGAAAAGCAGACGAACTCATAAATAAAGGAACTTATAACGATATCGACTATTTAGTAGACTCGATGAACGCATTAGAAGATAGTGATCTAGAAATACTACACAAAAGCCCCTTACCATGAGCAACTACGACTTAAATGATCTCCCTGAGGATGTACTCAAAGAACATCTACAACTTACCGAAAGACTCAAAGAAATAGAACGAGTAGATTCCTGTCAAAATAATTTTCTTGAGTTTGTAAAATCACAATGGCCAGGATTTATAGAAGGTGCTCATCATGTAAAAATGGCGGAAGCGTTTGACCGTATAGCTAAAGGCAAAATAAAAAGATTAATTATAAACATGCCTCCTCGTCATACGAAGTCAGAGTTTGCTTCTCATTTTTTTCCTGCTTACTTAGTAGGTCGTAACCCCAGTTTAAAAATATTACAAGCAACCCACACCGCAGATTTAGCAGTAAAGTTTGGTAGAAAGATTCGTGACTTAATTGACACAGATGATTATAAAAGAGTTTTTCCAGATGTAGATTTAAACCCTGACTCAAAAGCTGCAGGTAAATGGGAAACTCAAGATACTCGTGACAGTAAAAAACGTGGAGAATATTATGCGGTGGGAACTGGTGGTGCGTTAGCAGGTCGTGGTGCGGATCTATTTATTATTGATGACCCTCACTCAGAGCAAGATGCATTATCAAAAGTTGCGTTAGAAGATACTTACGAGTGGTATACTTCTGGACCTAGACAACGTCTACAACCTGGAGGTGCCATCGTAATAGTAATGACAAGATGGAACGTCAATGATCTAACAGGCAGACTACTCAAAGATTCAGCTCGTGATCCGAAAGCAGATCAATGGGAAGTTATCGAGTTACCTGCTATATTACCAAGCGGTAAACCGCTATGGCCAGAATATTGGGAACTTGAAGAGTTAGAAGGTGTCAAAGCATCTTTACGTGGTGGACCTAAGTGGCACGCACAATATATGCAGAACCCCACAAGTGAAGAAGGAGCACTCATAAAAAGAGAATGGTGGAAAGAGTGGCCACACACTAAACCACCGCAGTGTGATTATATTATACAAAGTTATGATACAGCTTTTTTGAAAAAAGAATTAAGTGACTACTCAGCTATAACAACTTGGGGCGTATTTTACCCAGAAGGTAGATTAGGTGGTGATGAACTATATTGCGGAACAGTTCCTCACATAATTTTACTGGATGTTGTAAAAGGTAAATACACTTTCCCTGAACTAAAAGCAATAGCATTAGATCAGTATAGACATTGGGAACCTGACGTAACTATAATAGAAGCAAAAGCAAGTGGACTACCCCTCACTCAAGAATTAAGAAACATAGGAATACCTGTTCAAAACTTCACTCCATCAAAAGGTAATGATAAAGTTGCAAGAGTAAACGCATGCGCTCCATTATTTGAAAGCGGTATGGTTTGGCATCCTGACACTAAATGGGCAAGTGATGTGATAGAAGAATGTGCAGCTTTCCCTGCTGGTGATCATGACGATTTAGTGGACTCAACTTCACAAGCATTGATGAGGTTTAGGCAAGGTGGCTTTATACAACTTCCATCAGATTATGAAGAAGAGGTATTACATCGGAAAAAAATAAGTTATTATTAACGCTTCTAAATTACGAATATGGCAATAGAAAGACAAAGATACCCCACCCCACCAAAAATGCAGGGCGATGGGGAAGACGACGAAGCTATAAATATAGAAGTAGAAGAGGAGGAGCTAGAACCTACTACTGATTTTCAAATGGGACCTGATGGTCAAATGATTCCAGTCATGGAACAAGAAACTACTATAACTAGTTTCGATATTAACCTAGCAGAAATTTTGGATGAAAGATACTTAGGGGAACTAACTTCTGAGTTATTAAGTTCTTACGATGAAGATAAATCTTCAAGACAGGAATGGCTTGATGGATTTACTAAAGGACTAGACTTACTCGGCATACAAGCCGAAGACCGAGATCAGCCGTTCGCTGGAGCCTCTGGTGTCACTCATCCATTGCTGTCCGAAGCGACAACACAGTTCCAAGCGCAAGCATATAAGGAGCTTTTACCTCCGAATGGACCAGTGAGTACCAAAGTTGTGGGCGAGGAGACGCCAGAGAGCGTAGCCCAAGCGAACAGAGTAAAAGAATTTATGAACTATCAGATAACTGAGGTCATGGAAGACTATGACCCAGAGATGGATCAACTGTTATTTTACCTTCCATTATCAGGTTCTGCCTTTAAAAAGGTTTATTATGACTCAATTTTAGACAGACCTTCAGCTGTTTTCGTAAAAGCAGAAGATTTAGTAGTAAGTTATGACACAACTAACTTAGAAACTAGCCCTAGAATCACTCATTCAGTCAATATGACTGGTAATGATATACGTAAAATGCAACTTACAGGTATTTATAGAGATATTGAGCTCAGCGGTGGCGGTGTAAGTGAGTATAATGACGCTCAAGAGAAGATAGATGAGCTACAAGGTAAGTCAAGACCAGCTTCTGACTATGATAATTACACAATTTTAGAGTTTCATGTTGATTTAGAGCTTGAAGGCATAGATGAATATGAGATAGCAGTACCATATATAGTCAGTATCCTTGAAGATACAGGTGAAATACTGTCAATTAGACGTAATTGGAACCCTGAAGACGAAAATTTAAAGAAAAAAGAGTATTTTGTACACTATAAGTTCCTTCCAGGGCTAGGATTTTACGGTTTTGGCTTAATTCACATGATTGGAGGGCTAACTAAGTCAGCTACAGCTATTTTAAGGCAATTAATTGACGCTGGAACACTTTCAAACCTACCAGCTGGGTTTAAAGCCAGAGGTATGAGGATACAAGGTGAAGATGAACCGTTAAGTCCAGGAGAATTTAGGGATGTAGATGTTCCAGGAGGAGCAATACGTGATGCATTGATGCCTTTACCATATAAAGAGCCGTCTAGTGTGCTTGGTAACTTACTCGGTGTATTAATTGACTCAGGTAGAAGGTTTGCTAGTATAGCAGACATGCAAGTTGGTGATATAGGTAGTCAACAACTACCAGTAGGTACAACTGTAGCTATGTTAGAACGTGGTACTAAAGTTATGTCAGCTATACATAAAAGACTACACTTTGCCCAACGTAAAGAATTTAAGTTATTAGCAGAAATATTTGCTAAAACTCTACCACCTATCTACCCATACGCTGTAAAAGGTGGTCAACAGGAAATAAAATCACTTGATTTTGATGATCGTGTAGATATTATTCCCGTAAGTGATCCTAACATATTCAGTATGTCACAACGTGTCATGTTAGCTCAACAAGAACTACAAATGGCACAAGCTGCACCAGATATACATAATCTGAGAGAAGCATACAAAAGAATGTATGAAGCATTAGAAGTTAAAAACATCGACAAGCTATTACCACCCCCAGCAGAAATTATGCCTAAAGATCCTATAACAGAACAACAGGCAGCAATGATGGGTCAACCTATAAAAGCATTTGAGTTTCAAAACCATGAAGCATACATAGCAGCACATAGTGCTTTTTTACAAAATCCTATGGTTGCTAACAATAAAATGGTAGTATCAACTATAGGTGCGAATATACAAGAACACCAAGCTATGTTATATAAACAACAGATAGAACAAGCTATGGGTCAACCATTACCACCAATGGATCAAATGACTCCTGAAATGATGAACGAATTAGCTCTAGTGGCAGCTCAAGCTACTCAACAAGTAACAGGTCAAGCACAAGCTATGGCACAAGCCCAAGCGAATGCAGGTATTGACCCTATACTCGCTTTGAAAGAACGTGAGATAGAAGTCAAACAACAAACTGACGCTTTACGAAGTCAAGTAGATTTAGCTAAAATAGAGTCTAATGAGGCGATCGCTGAAATGAAAATTGCTAGGGATCGGGAAAAAGAAACCAATGAAACTTTTTCAAAAGCTCTAGAAGAGGTTAGAAAAAGTGACACAGATAATAGGAGCAAGTAATGCCAGGATCAATGAGAAAAAAGGCAATGCCAATGAAAAAGAAAAAGAAAATGATGAAGAAAAAGAAGAAGTAACGTATAGTGGCTAACGCTAAGCGTAAATTTCCGAAAGTCAAGAAGACTAAGGCAGGTGTTCCTAGAGCCTATGTAAAAGGCTCTAAGAACCCAAAAGCAAGAGAAGCTGAAATAAAAAGAACAGCTCGATTGTATAAACAGGGTAAATTAACACCAGCCATGATGGATAAAATTTCTAAATTAAGGAGTAAAAGTGGCAACAAAAAGAAAACCAGCAAAAAGAAAAAGTAGCGGTGGCGGTAAAGCTGCCACTATTGATAAATATTCTAAATCAAGTGGTATTTCTAAAAGCACTTTAAGCAAGGTTTATTCTCGAGGTCTTGGAGCATATTATTCTTCAGGATCTCGACCAGGAACTACTGCACATCAATGGGCAGCAGGTCGTGTAAGATCTTTTGCTACTGGTAAAGGTGGTGCCAGAAAAGCAGACGCAGACCTCATAAGAGGTAAAAAGAAGAAAAAGAAACCTACCACTAAAAAGAAGAAGAAATAATGGCAGAGTATAAAGGCAGAAAAGTAACACTTAATAAACCTAGAAGGATAGGTAAAGGAAAACCTGGATATGGAAAAAAGTCCAAAGAAGTGTTTGTAAAAAATAAAAACGGAAGAGTAGTAAGAGTAACATTTGGTGACCCAAACTTGAGTGTAAAATCTCATAGACCAGCTAGGAAAAAATCCTACTGTTCTCGTAGTAAGGGTCAAGGTAATTTAACAGATAAGACGAAAGCAAATTATTGGTCTCGTCGTGAATGGAAGTGCTAATGCCTCATAAAAAATTATCACCTAAACAAAAAAAGTTAGCGAGAGTTGCTAAACCTCGTAACAAAATAACAGGTGCAGACTTTAAAAAGTTAAAAAGTAAAAAGAAAAGAAAATAGTGGATGCTATTGTACTTATAGAAAGGTTTCTTAGGAACCTCAGGGATAGGAGAGAACAATTAGAAAATACTCTTATCGCTGGTGGTATTAAGAATATGGAAGACTACAAAAAAATTGTAGGCGAAATATCAGGTCTTACTTTCGCCGAATCTTTAATAACAGACCTGCAAAATATAGAGGAGCAAAAAGATGGAAGTTGATAAAACTAAATCATTTGGCGAGGGAACACCTAAAGTATTACCTGATGTGGTAGATAATTTGGGTAAAATGAAAAAACCTGAGGAAGAGAAATACACCGCAGAAAAAATTACTGAGGATGAATCTCTTACAGAGAAATTACCTAAACCGACAGGTTATAGGATACTAATACTACCGTTCACCCCTAAAACTACAAGTAAGGGTGGCATTATTCTGGCAAACCAAACTTTAGAGAAGGAAAGACTAGCTACTAATGTTGGTTTCGTAGTATCATTAGGACCAGATGCATACAAAGATAGCAATAAATTTCCTGAAGGACCATGGTGTCAAGAAAGAGATTGGGTTATTTTTGGCAGGTACGCAGGAGCACGTATCAAAATTGATGGCGGAGACTTGCGTTTATTAAACGATGATGAAATATTAGCAAGAATAGATGATCCCGAGGATATTCTTTCTAGCTCGTAATTAATCACGCAACCAAAAGAGGTATAACATGGTAGAAACCGTGCAAACAGAAGAAGAATCACTAGAAGTGACTCTTGACGAAAATAACGATGTTGTTCAAGAAGAACAAGAGGTGGCAGTAGAAGAAACTACTGCTGAAACACAAGAAGCATCATCCGATGCTGAAGAAATCGAAGAGTATAGTGAGTCGGTACAAAGACGTATCAATAAACTTACTTATAAGATTAGGGAAGCGGAAAGAAGAGAAAAAGCTGCACTTGACTACGCTAAAAACGTACAAGGTGAATTAGACTCAACAAAAGAAAAACTTTCGCTAAAAGATAAAAACCTTTATGATGAGTACAATGCTCGAGTAAGTTCTGAACTTACAGCTGCAGAGAATAAGCTAAAACAGGCTTATGAGATGAATGATTCAGAAGCAATCATTGAAGCTCAAAAAGCAATGGCTACTTTGGCAGTAGAGCAAGAAAGTTTAAATAGGGTAAAACCAACAAAGGATGAAACAGAGCAGGAAGTAAAAGTTGAAAGTGCTGAAAATACTGAAACAATTAATATTCCGTCTGCTGAAGAAACTCCTGAACCTGATCCCAAAGCAGTTGCTTGGGCTGAAAAAAATGATTGGTTTGGTAAAGACATAGCTATGACTAGTACCGCCTTTGCCTTTCATAACCAACTCATAAGAGATGAAGGTTTTGACCCTACCTCTGATGATTATTATTCAGAGTTAGATAAAAGAATTGTAGAAGCATTTCCTCATAAATTTGATGGTAATGCATCACAAAAGAACGTGCAGGATGTAGTAGCCGTGTCTTCCAAGGGGGCAAGGTCAACCAAAAAAGCACGCACCGTTCGTTTGACACCGAGCCAACTCTCAATAGCGAAGAGACTTGGTGTGTCACCCGAAGAATACGCTAAACACGTGAAAACGTAGGAGTAAAAATGGAAGATAAAACCAAATCAGCTAGAACTCCAAGAGCTGCAGAGTCACGAGAAAAAACAGTTCGTGCGAAACCATGGCGACCTCCGTCTTTATTAGACGCACCTGAGCCACCTACTGGATATGTATACAGATGGATACGTGAATCTATGGTAGGGCAAGATGACAAAGCGAATATGTCAAAACGTATTCGTGAAGGGTTTGAACCTGTGAGAGCAGAAGAACACCCTGAGTTTGAAGCTCCAACTGTAGAAGATGGTAAACATGCTGGTGTTATCGGTGTTGGTGGGCTTATACTCGCTAAGATACCTGTGGAAACAGTAGAGCAAAGAAGGCAGTATTATGAAAATATGTCTGCTGATCAAATGAATGCTGTTGACCATAATCTAATGCGAGAAAGTAACCCTGTGATGCCTATTGAAAAACCCAATAGACAGACTAGAGTTACCTTTGGAAGTGGTACTAAAGAAGAATTTCAAATTATGCATAACAACAA